CTACGCGGCTTGACCGAGCTTACCGCCACCTATGCCAGTAGGCGTTATCAACTCCTGCTGCAACAAGTAGTAATAGAACTGGATGGCCTTCTTGGCCGTGTCCGCTACCGCCTCACCACTAGGTGCTGCTTGCATCATCCCTACGAACGCGGCGATCAGAGCATCCTCGTTAATCAACGGTGTCTTGGTCGATTGTGAGGCAGGGCTAGCCTCAATGATGAAATGTTCGCCTGTAACCAGCCAGTGCACATCTATGCCGGCTCTGGCGATCATTGTGAGCGCTTCAGTACCTGGAACTGAATGGCCTCCCTCGTACTTCTGCAGGGAAGATTTGGGTATCCCGGTCTTTGAACAGAAGGCATCTTGGGTGAAATTCAGCGCTTTTCTTGCACTGGCAAGGCGCGAACCAACTGTAGCGTCCATCGTTCACCCTTTCCCTGCCGAAGTCTGAACTATAAGTGTGAAGACTGCGCTCAGTTCACGCTTGCGATAACTCATTGATTTCATTGAAAAACCCATCTAAACATCCAAATATGGATGCACACCGAGGTATGAACATGCAAAAAGCTTCCGTATATGGATGGACAAACATCCAAATATGGAAGTATCATTCATGTGTCGTAACCCCCTCACGGAGTACAAACCATGAATGCTGCAACGTTAAAAAAAGCCGATCTTGAAGATTGGCATCCTGCTGACATCAAGGCCGCGCTAGCCAAGCGAGGCTTCACCCTTTCCCGCATAGCCTTTGAAAATAACCTGAGCGATTCCACCAGCCTTTCGGCATGTCTCAATCGACCAATGCCAGCGAATGAAAAACGTATCGCAGCAGTACTCGACATACACCCTAGCAAAATCTGGCCTAGCCGCTACGAAGCCGATGGTACGCCTAAGCTGCGCGGAATTCACGCCATCCGCTGCACTGCAGAAATGCGTGCGCAGAAGAATAGCAGTTCGCCTTCGAAGTCCTCTCGCAAAGCGATGACTGCGGCATGAGTAAACTCGCAACCCCTACTGACGTTTGCCAGTTGGCGCAGCAGCGCCGCGCCGAGCTGGCCTTGGCCCGACGTCAGGAATGCATTCAGAAATCAGGTCCAGGTGCACACCAGCATCCGGAAGCCCTCGGCTGTCACATTCATCAGCTGCGCGATGCAGATGATGTCTTAGACGGCTGGTTTGAAGGGCTCCAGATTCAATCAAGGCCGTTGATAGAGCAATAAAGGCCGATTCTATCGCATAGGCCTCATTGATGACCTTCATTTCTTCGAGCAATTCATCAACTTTCTGTTTAGAGGTTGGGTTGGATGCCACGGATGTTCTTCCTGAGTTGTTTTAAAGAGCCTCCATTGTTGTTCAAAAGCTTACGGCACACCACAAGTTTGATTGGAAGCAGCGTTTTAAGGAATATCCAAAATGAGTACAGCAAAACCTAGGCACGTAAAACGTAGGGCTAACAGCATCAGCGATGCGGTGCAGCTCTCCCTTGACTTTGCCCTCCGCAAGCACAATCGCGGCACAAAACGCATCGCGGAATTAATGGGCGTGAAGATAGATACGCTCTACAAGTGGTTTTCGCGCGATGGCATGCCCATCAATATGCTCGGGGCGTTTGAGAACGCCTGTGGAACGATGTACGTCACAGAGTACCTGTGCGCCCAAGCGCACCTTCTAGCCGTCGAAATGCCGACAGGCCGAAAATTGACGCAAACAACTGTCTTGGAGCTGCAAAAGAGCTTCACGGACACTACCGGCCTCTTAATCGGTTTCCACAGCACTGGTCAAGATGGCGCGGAAACAGCACTCGCCCTCACAGGGCTTATGGGAGAGATCGGTTGGCATCGTGCGAACGTAGAACGTTGCACCCAGCCTGACCTTCCGCTTTTCGGAGCTGATGAATGAATCACGCAGCACTAATCGACATAGCAACGGCTGTGGGTATCAGTTATCGCGGCGCTGCCCTGCGCGCAGTACGCGAATCATGGCCATTTCAGGAAGTAACAGGGTTGGGCGGCAAAAAGCGTCTATATCCGTTGGCTGAACTGCCGAAAGAAGTTGTGAACGCATTGCATATTAAAAAAATGCAGTCACCGGACTCGGAAACGCCAACGTCCTTGGTCAGTGCCTTTACTGAACGCACTACCGCTGCAACCTCCTCATCGAAAGAACTCAATCGTCATCAGCTGGACGTCGAGCGCGCTCGGGACCGCATTTTCCAGTTTGTGGAAGGCTATTCAGGTGGTGTCAAAGCTGCAATTACTTGGTTGAACGATGAGCGTGCCTGCGGCCGTCTTGAAGGTCCAATGCTCTGGGCGTATCAGCACGCCTGGGATAAGCCTAGGGCTTTAAATCGGTTGTCCGCTAAGACCTATTACAACTGGGTCAGCGAAAAGCGCGAGCGCGGCCGCGCCGCGCCGAAGAAGGTACAGGCGGACATGTCCGTCAAGCCCTGGCATGCCCTGGCGGTGGCGCTCAAGCAGCGGCCACAGGGATCGCTGCTGGTCTGGATCGCGGAAGAAATTGCCAGACAGTGGAACCCGGCCTGGGGAGATCATCCACCGAGCAAGCGCGCCGTGGGCTACTTCTTCTCAGAGAAATTCAGCGCCCTAGACCAGCTCAAGGGCCGCCATACCGGATCCGCGCTGCGCGTGCACATGGCCTATACACCGCGCACCAACATGGGTATGCGTCCCTGGGACGAGCTGCACGCCGACGGCTGGAATACTCACTTCACGGCGCCGCATCCTGTTACCGGCGAATTTGTCACCTACGAGGTCTGGCATGCCCACGACGTGGCCACCCGATTTGTGCCGCCGTTCAGCATTGGCTTGACTGAAAACTTTGAGGTGATCGCTAAGTGCTTCGAGAACATCATCCGTTGTGGCGGCGTGCCGGCCATCGTACAGACCGACAGCACCGCCATAGTGAAGAAAAGCGAGCGCCTGAAAACGAATTCGGCTACTTCGCTGGCCGACCGGGCCGGCTTCACCATCGTACACCCGCAAGAGGTGGGGAACTCGCAGGCCAATGGCATAGCCGAGAACTTCAACACCTATCTAGACCGCTGTAGCCGCGAACTGGCGACGTACCAAGCCAAAAGCATGGACGGCCTGACGTTAAAGCGCGTTAAAAAGCTGACGGGGAAAATGGTTGCGGCGGCGGCCAATGGCGAAATGACGGAGCGCTCCAGGTTGAAACTGGAGGCAGAGCGCATGGGCAAGGGCAAAGTCTTCGACAGCCACGCCGAGGCGGTCGCCTGGTTAGAGGACAAGCGCCTGAAGTTCAATGACAAGCCGCACAGCAGTCTGCCGAAGACCCGCGACCATGCGACCGGCCGCATGCGTCATCAAAGCCCGAACGAGGCCATGGCTGCTCATCGCGCCGCTGGCTGGGAAGCGATCATGCTCGACGAAACCCACCTGGTCGATATGTTCTGGCACCACGTTCAGAAGAAGGTGATCCGCCAGAGGGTCCGCCCCTACGGGAGGATGGTCTTCGGGGACGCGGAGCTCGCCAAGTACGAAGGAAAGCTGGTGGTCGTGGCATACGACGAGAACGACCATAGCAAGGTCTGGATCAAGACCAACGACGGCGCGATTATCTGCGAGGCGAAGCAAGTGGAAGAAAGCGCCTACCGCACCCAGACCGCAGCCGAAGCGGCGAAAGAGAAACGAGCGCTGGAGAACATCAAGAGGCTGGACAAAAAAGTCGAGGCGATCCGCGCCCGTGTTCCTGGTCTTGTCATCGAAAACGAGGGTGCTCTCTACGACGAGCCGCGCCAGTTGAACGTCTCCGACTTCGTCGATGTCGAGTCCCGGCCGGTGCAAGAGAAGGTACTGACGATGGCGGACTTCCTTCCGACGCCGGCGCCGAACCAAGAACGCTCCCTCACCAGGGAGGAAACGAATCGCTGGCTGTATGGCGATGCAGTAGATGGCGACGATGAGCAAAAGAGTGCCACCGCCTAGTTACAGCTAGACGGTGGCGGTACTACCAAACCACTTTTACAACGCAGAGGATCATACATGAAACATCAATACGTCAAAACCAGCAACCACCAACGCTTCCACGCCGGCATCGCCGCCGTCGAGAATCGCGGCAGCCCTGAGGCGTGCATCTGCCTGCTGACAGGCGGCCCAGGTACCGGAAAAAGCACGACCGTCGATCACTGGGCATCCGACCGCGATGCGATTTATCTGGAGGGCATGCCTGGCATGAGCCTGTCATTCCTGCGCGACTACCTGCTGGATCAGACAGGTGTGCCGACCAGCACGAAGTTCAAGGAATACAAGTCGCTCGTCGACCACTTCAAGCGGACTAGCCAGCCGATCATTCTGGATGAGGCTCAGCACGGTCTGCCGAACAAGGCAGAGTGCATTGAATACCTCCGACGCATCGCCGAGCAGGCCAACGTCATCCTGGTGCTGGTGGTACACACGAGCGAACGCTACCGCTTTGCGGAAGACCGCCTGGCGCACATCGCCACCCGCATTTCTGACACACCCGTGCTGGCGCCCGCCTCTTTGGAGGATTGCGGCACCTACCTGAACGATCTCTGCGAGGTGAAGGTGGATTCAGCGGTGGTTAAGCAGGTATTCGACCAATCGCGCGGCCGGTACCGCCTCATGGCCAACGCAGGTCGTACGTTGGAACTCATCGGCAACAAGCTGAACAAGGCAGCCCTGACCGGCGTTGACGTGAAGGGCATCAGCCTTTGCGAGGACGCGATGAAGGCGCTGAAGAAGGAGCGCCGCTAATGTCCCGCATCAATGAAAAGGATGAAAGATCGGTCCCCATCGTCCGCCGCCGAACTAAAACGATTGGGCTGCGCCAGAGGGCATGGTGGGTGATGCGTAAGCGTCGCTCCTTCACTCTGAACGATCTTTTGGACGTGGTCGCCACAGGCAATGAGGGCGATGCGAAGAGCAACTTGGGAAAGTATTTGCTAGCACTCAAACGAGCGGGCGTGCTGAGTGTCGATGCTGCGAAGGTGGCCGGCGGCGCTCTGACAAATCCTGGTTATCTGCGTTACCACCTTGAGGTTGATAACGGCCGCCAGGCCCCGGTATGGCGCGCATCTATTGGCGAAGTCTACGACCCAAATAAAGGTGTCAGCTATCCGATGGACAAGGGGGCGGCGGATGCGTGACGCGCGAGTAGTGGAAATGGCGGAAGCGGCAGTGAAAACGGCCGGAAGCATAGCAGCGGCAGCAGCGGCGATGGGGATGTCCCGGCCGTACTTGTCTCGCTACCTGAATGACGACCTCATAGGTTTGGACGGCATTGAGACAGCGATCAAGAAATTCTGTGACCGGCGCGAATGCCCGCATACCAAGATCGAAATTACACCTGATGTTTGCCGCCGGAAGGCGCTGGCGCCGACGCCGTTCGGCGGCACCGCGCGTCTGGCGCAATGGAATGCCTGTCAAGTTTGTACCAATAAACCATCCGAGGAGAAAGCGAAATGAAACGACTGATATCCGCAGTAGCAGCCCTGGTAACGAAAGCACGCCGCGCCGTTGTCCTGCGCCAGTTGGCGGCGGTGGACAACCGTCAGCGGAAAGTCGTCGACGAGATCCTGCGCGTCGGTGTCGAACGCATGCAGGCCCAGGAGGAGTATGCCAAGCACAGCACGGTCAACGCGGCCCGCAAGCGTCGATTGCTGGAAAAGCTGGAGAAGCTGGACGCCTTGGATTCCGTGACTCCCCCACCGCCAGCCGCGAGCGAAGCGGCACCTGTGTCGCCGCAGCCGATGCCGGTGCCGGTGGTCGCTACCCCATGCCCGCCAGTTCGCACCAGTGGTACTGCTACAGAGGCAGAGCTGCGCATGGCCGCTGACCTGGCAACGTGTTGTCACGCTGTCCTGGAAACCGATCCGCTGGATTGGCCGCTGCCCTGCGACATCGAAGTCGGCGGCGGGACTATCCGTCGGGGCGTGTCGCTCCGCACACTGGCGGCTCGCGTGAGAGTGCTGCACGCCATGGCTGTACAGACCTTCCCAGCCGCCGCCAATCTCACCATCGATCCGGCCAGCGCCAATGCCGAACTGAACAAGCCCCTCGTTTAACTCAACACCGAAAGAAAATATGAAAACTATTTCCGTATCCACCGTACCGGCGGGCTACCGCGCCGACTCCAAGGGGCACCTAGTTCCCGAATCCATGATCCGTCCCATCGATCTGGAGCGCGATGCCCTGGTCCAGGGCATCGTCAACAAAGCGCGCACCGTCAAGGACGAGCTGGTGAAGCTGCGCACCACTTTCTTCGCCGATATCGCCGCTTTCGTGCAGCTCAGCGCCGAGCTGCACGACAGCAAGATCGGCGGCGATAAGGGTAACGTTACGCTGACCTCCTTCGACGGTCGCTACAAGGTGCTGCGCGCCATCCAGGAGACACTGGTGTTCGATGAACGGCTGCTGGCCGCCAAGGCGCTGATTGAATCGTGCCTGCAGCGCTGGAGCCAGGGTGCGCAACCGGAAGTGCAGGTGCTGATCAACGACGCGTTCCAGGTCGATCAGGCCGGCAACATCAACACCGGCCGCGTGCTGGGCCTGCGCCGCCTGCCGATCAAGGACGACGAGTGGCAGCGCGCCATGACCGCCATCGGCGAGGCGCTGCAGGTCACCGGCAGTAAGAGCTATGTCCGCATCTATGAGCGTGATGTCAACGGCGAATACAAAGCGATCACCCTCGACCTGGCGGGGGCATAACATGGCGATCACGAAAGCACAGTGGAAGGAAATTGCGGAACAACTGAGCCACCCATATGGGCGCGTTGAATTGAAGTGTGGTGATCGGTCGGTGGTCCTCCGCGTCGAGCGGACCAAGGCTTTGAAGTACAGCATCATCACTTACGTGGATGGCGAGTGGCGCGGCGAGTGGCTCCGTGAGGAATCGGAGATTGGGAAACTCTTTCTCTATCGCCGCGAGCGCTATGCCCATTCGCTTAAGGCGCGGGAAGCGTACATTAAAGCCATGGGTGGAAAACGCTGCTCTAAGGCACACCGCGAAATTGCGGAAGTGAAGTATGCGTTCCACGATATCGCATGGCCATCCGCCACGCCACTACGCCGTCACTATACAAAAAAGCATCCGGATGCTGAGCTGATCCGCCTCGGCCATCCGTCTGACGGACTCTCCTCCAACGTGAACGTTGAGAACGCACTGGGCTCATCGATAAGTAGCGATGGCATTGATGAGCCCAGGCACAAACCCTACTGCGCCAGCAGTGAGCCCGCAGCGGGATGTGCTTGTCAGCATTTGGTTAGCGCCTCAGTGCAGCCAGGATATCCGACTTAATCGCAATCGGATCAATCTGAACGCCGAGGGATTTGTTGCAGTGCGGGCAGTTGATGGAGATGCACTTCCAGCTGATACCTGGTGCAGCACCATCGTGCCCATCGATCTTAAAGCGCGTAACGGTACCTTCGCAATATGGGCAAATAGTCATAGCGATTCCTTTCATTAAATTGCTGTTAGGGAATAGCAATTTAACACGTTCGTAACTGATGTCTAGAGTGTCAGATGTCAGCGGTTGATGTCCAAAACATATTAGGAGTAATACGATGATCCTCAAAAAATTCAACGGTCCGAAATCCCTGGATGTGATCCGCGCCCAGTGCGCGTCCCAAGACCTAATACTTGAAGCAAAGAGATATGAAGATGACGGCAGTGACTACGTTACCGTTTACTCGCCGAAGGCGCCCGATGCACGCGTGTTATTTTCAACTGTGACAGGCTACTTCTTCGGCGTGACTGACCGCAGCCTTGAATTTAGCTCCGACGACCAGCTTGACGGTGTTTCGTGGTTCGACGCGCTGCTGGACTTTTTCCTGGAGCCGCTGCTGGACGAAAAAATCAAGGAACTCGGCCTCGATATACCGCTTGATGTCGGGGCCTTCCGTGATCTGGTTAATGCGGTGGCGGGCGTCGAGTCGCCGGCCGATAACGCCGCGCCGCTCAACCTGGGCGAGCTGGCCTTTGAGGCAGCTACTCCCACGGGCGTCCACGCGGTGCCGTACGACGGCTACACGACCAAACTGCATAAGGGCATATCATGAAAGCCCTGGGAACTGCCGAGGATATCCGGCGCCGCGAGATGGCCACGATCCACGTGGCCAAGAAGGAGCTGCAGCTCGACGAAGACGCCTATCGCGATCTGATGCTCACCGTCACCGGTAAAACCAGTTCGGCCCAGCTGGACTGGCAAGGCCGCAAGAAGCTGCTCGATCACTTCAAGAAGCTGGGCTTCAGGGTCAAGGGCAGCAAGAACGACAGGCCGGCGCCGAAGGTCGGCGGCGACCGCCAGGCGCAGATGGGTAAGATCGGCGCGCTGCTGGCCGATGCGGGCCGTCCTTGGGCCTACGCGGACGGTGTGGCCAAGCGGCTGTTCGCCTCAAGCACCAAGGTGGAACGCATCGAGTTCTGCGACGGCGCGCACCTGGCCAAGGTGATCGCCGCCATGTCCATCGACGCCACGCGCCGCAGCGAACGCACTGCGCCGGCCAAACCATCCACACAGGAGAGTGATCATGGAACCTGATGTTTCCCACTTGCCGGACAGCGCCCAACGCCTGGTCGCGTTGATCGGCTTACCAGCGACGGTGGTGCTGGTGGAGAAGCACGGCGGCAAAGAGGTGAGGCTGTATGTACGCGGCGACAGCGTCAAGCGCCTGGGCGAGGTAATCGGGCAGCAAGCAGCCGAGCGCTTGCATGACTACTTCGGCAGGGAGCCGTTTGATGTCCCTCGCTGCACGGCGGCGTTAAAAGGTCTGCGCAATACGAAGATCCATGCGACATACGATCAGATGACCGCGACAGCGGGTTTATCAGGTCGCACTGCCGTCCATACCATCGTCGAACAGTTCGGCCTCACCGAACGCCAGGTCTGGCGCATTCTCAAGATGTCGAGTGCGCCCCGCCAGGCTAAACAAAAACCGGTCGACACTCGCCAGCTCAGTCTGATCTAATACCCTCCCACCCTGACAGCGCGGCGCCGCCGCTGCTGTCACATGTCCCCCTGTAGTCTCCTCGCGCGCATGCGTACTCTGGTAACTCTCGCTTCATCCGAAGCGGGGTTTTCCAAAGAGGCCCGCGATGAAGCGCTTTTGCAACTTAGGTCAGGTAGTCCGGGCGGCAGGTGCCGTCCCGGCGTTCCTGGCATCCTTGCCGGCGCGTGCCGGCACAATCGCCACCCGCATCAAGAACCTGCGCATGCTGGGCTGGTTCCTCATCAATACCATCATGGTCGGCACGGTCTACCTGGTGGCTCCGCAGCAGATCGGCGTGCTGGTGTTTAAGGCGTGCCAAGTCACCATGTGCGGATGGATCGGCTATTGGTTCGACCGTGGCATCGCGCCGAACACGCGGCCAGCCAACCAGGCGTTGACGGCGCAGGAGCGAGCTGCGGCTAGCATCCGGCGCGCCGTCATCATCGCTGCGGCCATGATAGCCGGCGCCCTGGGAGCCTGATCGTGCGCGCACAGGCCATCATCGCCATCGCCCTGACCTTGCTGTCCGGCTGCGTCGTCCCGGCGCAAGCAGGCGACACCATTCCCAGGGAGTGCCTGAAGTATCGACGCGACCTGGTGCGCAACGCCCGCGAGGTATTCGGCATGGATGCGCCGGTGGCCACGCTGGCGGCGCAGATGCGTCAGGAGTCGGGCTGCAGGGCCAACGCCAAGTCGCCCTATGCCGATGGCCTGACCCAGTTCACACCGGCCACCGCCACCTGGATCGCCGGCCTGTTCCCCGAGCTGGCCAGCGCCGACGCCATGAATCCCGCCTGGGCACTGCGTGCGCAGGCCCACTACATGTATCGCCTGGTTGGCCGCGCAAACGGTGAAACCGCCTGCGACAGCATGTGGTTCGGGCTCTGGGGCTACAACGGCGGCGAAGGCTGGGTACAACGCGACAAGCGCCTGGCGGCGGCGGCCGGCGCAAATCCTCGCCGCCACGTCGACGTCGAACCGTTTAACGCCGGCCGCGCTCCCGCGATGTTCCGCGAGAACCGAGGCTACCCGGTCGCCATCATCGGCCGCTGGCAACCGCTGTTTGTTGCCGCCGGCTGGGGCGCGGGGAGCTGCCTGTGACGCGCTATACGCCTGTCGTCGAGTGTCTGGTGTTCCTGGCACTGCTCTTCGCCTCCTACAAGTTCGGCGTCCACAACGCCGAGATGGCGTGCGAGGCCGCCAAGATCAAGCCGCTGCAGCAATCCATCGCGGTCCACAACGCGAAGGCCGCTCGCGGCCTGCAGGTGGAAAAGCAAACCGTGGTCGACGTCGCCCAAACCGACGCCGTCTTCGACCAAATTGACATGGAAGTAAAAAAATATGAACAAAGCCATCCCGCCGCTGCTGGTTGCGGCCTTGATGCTGACGGGCTGCGCCTCTGGCGCGCCGCCAATGCCGGCACCGAACCTGACGACGCCGGCCAGTCTGACGCAAGCGTGTCCCAAGGAACTGCCCCAGCCGGCCAGCGGCAAGGAGCCGGACCTGCTGGCCAACCACACGCTGGCGGCACGGATTTACCACAAGTGCCGCAAGACGTTCCTCGGCCTGGTCAAGTGGCAGGAGGTGACCGATGACACAGCTGATTGACAAGGGTAGCGAGGCTGGGGAGTACTTCCTCTCGGACTCGCTCGATGCCCAACGTATCCGCGCCGCTCAGGGTCTTGATCCGAACGGCGTTTCCGCGCACGACTGCGCGGTGTGCCTGGAACCGATCTCGCGCGCTCGCCGCGCGGCGGTACCAGGCGTCCAAACCTGCATCGAATGCCAGATCGAGATCGAGCACGCGGAGCACGTGGCGAACGGCGGCCACCGATGAACAACGTCGAGCTTCCAATATGGCAGGCCATCGCGCTGTTGATCGCCTTCTTTGGCGCGGTCATGGTCTGGGGGAAGTTGCTGTTCTCCCAGTTTGAAAAGCGTCTGGCCGAACGCTTCAAAGCCCACGACGACACGCTGGTCCGCTTCATGGCGGATCAAGGCACTGCGGCAAAGCAGGTGCAGGAACTCGAGCGGAGTTTCCTGCTGTTCCGGGGCGACATGCCGAACCAGTATGTCCGTCGCGACGATTTTATCCGCAACCAAACCGTGATCGAAGCGAAGCTGGATTCCATATCCCAGCGCGTCGAGAACATTCAATTGAGAGGCCAAGCAACCCATGGTTGACCACGAAAAAATCCGCCGCGAGTCGCTTCGCTGGTATCTGCTGCTGACGCTGCACAACGCTTCGCCCGTCGGCTGCTATGAAGAAGTTCTGCACCAGACGCTGATCGCGATCTATCCCGACACCACCCTGGTCGAGATCCGCAAGGAGCTGACGTACCTGGAGCACCGTGTCCTGGTCGGCATCAAGCGCGAGGCCGCTGGCCGCTGGTATGCCGACCTGGCGCGCTACGGCACTGACCTGGTGGAGTACACCATCGACTGCGAACCAGGCATCGCCCGTCCAGTCAAGAACTGGGGCTGACAGTGGCTCCCCGTTCCAAAGTCGAGCAATTACCGGTCGAGCTGAAACAATGGCTCGACGAGAAGCTTGTGGCCAGCGCCTTCGCTGGCTACGACGCGCTGGAGGCTGAACTCAACGAGCGCCTGCAGGCGGCCGGCGCCGACTTCCGCGTCGGAAAGTCCAGCATCCACCGCTATGGCAGCAGCTTTGAGGACAAGCTCAAGAGCCTCAAGCTGGTAAGCGAACAGGCACGCGCCATGATCGGCGGCGCGCCGGATGAGGAAGACGCCGTCAGCCAGGCGTTAATCCGCATGACCCAGGAGAAGCTGTTTAACGTCGTGCTGGACCTGAACGTCGATCCCACGAAACTCAACCTGGCGAGCGTCACCCGCGCCATCGCAGACCTGTCGCGCGCGTCGATCAGCAACAAGAAGTACGCCACCGAGGTCAAGAGCCGGGCTGAAGCCGCCGCCGCATCCGTCGTATCCGTGGCCAGGAAGGCCGGCCTGACTCCCGAGGCGGTGCAGAACATCCGCCGCGAAATCCTGGGGATCCCTGGATGACGACTCAAGCGCTGGCCGTTCACAAGACCGAGGCACCTACTGTCCTGCTGCCATATCAGCAGGCATGGGTTGCCGACCAGTCGCAGGTCAAGATTTGTGAGAAGAGCCGCCGGGTCGGCATCTCCTGGGCCGAAGCATGCGACGCGGCATTGACAGGCTCCTCCAGTCGCGAAGCCGGCGGCGACGATACCTGGTACATCGGCTACAACCAGGACATGGCCAAGGAATTCATCCTGGATGCGGCGATGTGGGCCAAGCATTATCAACTCGCCGCCAGTGCCATGGAGGAATCCGTCTTCATCGACCAGGGCGACGATGGGGATAAGCACATCCTGACCTTCGGCATCACCTTTGCCTCCGGCTTCCGCGTCACCGCTCTGTCAAGCCGGCCGTCCAACCTGCGCGGCAAACAGGGGCGCGTGGTGATCGACGAAGCAGCCTTTCACAACGATCTTGCCGGCCTCATCAAGGCAGCTATGGCGCTCCTGATGTGGGGAGGCCGCGTCAGAATCATTTCAACACACGACGGGGATACCAATGCATTTAATGAAGTGGTGCAGGACTGCCGCGCCGGCAAATTGCCCTATGCGGTCCATCGGATCGAATTCAACGCGGCGGTGGAACAGGGCTTATACCGCCGGATCTGCCTGTCAACATCGAAGGCCTGGACGCCGGAAGGCGAAGCGGCGTGGTGCGCGGGCATACGGGCGTTTTACTCAGCGAATGCAGCGGAAGAGCTTGACGTCATCCCCGGAACCGGCGCCGGCTCCTATCTACCACGTGTAGTCATCGAGTCGTGCATGCAGCCTGGCATACCGGTCGTGCGCCTCAAGCTTGACGATGGCTTCACTCTCCTGCCGCAGCATATCCGCGAGGCCGAGACTCGCGACTGGTGCGATGAGCACCTGGCACCGCTGCTGGCCAAGCTCGATCCGAACCTCGACCACTACTTCGGCGAGGACTTCGCCAGGACGGGCGACTTGACCGACATCTGGCCGCTGGTTGAAACCCGCGACCTGCGCCTCGTGACGCCTTTCCTGCTCGAGCTGCGCAATGTGCCGTTTGAACAGCAAAAGCAAATCCTGTTCTACCTGGTCGACCGTCTACCGCGATTCCGCGCTGGCGCGATGGACGCGCGCGGCAATGGCCAGTACCTGGCCGAGGTGGCGATGCAGCGCTATGGCGCCCAACGCATCGCCCAGGTGATGCTGTCGGTCGCCTGGTACCGCGAGAACATGCCGCCGCTTAAAGCAGCCTTTGAGGACCGGTCGCTGGTCATTCCCAAGGACGCCGACGTGCTGGGCGATCTGCGGTCCCTCAAGATCGTCCAGGGCGTGGCCAAGGTGCCTGACAACGGTCACACCCAGGGAAGCGACGGCCTGATGCGTCACGGCGACTCGGCCATCGCGCTGGCCATGGCGAAGTATGCGGTGGATCAGATGACGTTCTCTGGTGCCTGCGAAGGCTTTGAATCCATCCCCAAGCGAGGCCAGTCCAACGGCTCCGACGACTACAACGAATCCAGCTCACGGAGCATGATATGAGTACCCTGGTTGACCAAAACGGCAAACCGTTCAAGAGCGACGCGATGGACGAGCCGCAAACGTCCCGCATCGCCACGCTACAGAATCAATACCTGGCGCCGATGCTGGGCGGCCTGACTCCGGCGCGTCTGGCCAACATCATGCGGGAGGCTGACAACGGCAATTTGATCGACCAGCATCGCCTGTTCGCCGACATGGAGGAGCGAGACGGCCACTTGCGCGCCGAGATGGACAAGCGCAAGAACTCGGTCGCCGGCTTGCCCTGGTCCATCGTTCCGCCGCGTAACCCGAGCGCTGCGGAGAAGAAAGCAGCCGAGTGGGTCACCGAGGTGCTCACCGACGCAGCCGGCCCGCTGGAGGAGCTGATCGTGTCGTTGATGGACGCCATCGGTCACGGCTACGCCCCCGTCGAGCTGGAGTGGCACCAGGAGGGCAAGTTCCGCCTTCCGCAGTACCATCCACGGCCGCAGGAGTGGTTCACCCTGGACGAGACCCGGACCGACCTGCGGCTGCGCGACGGGCAGGTCCACGGCGCGCCGCTTACCCCGTTCGGCTGGATCATGCACACGCAGAAGGATGCCAAGAGCGGCTACGGTGGCCGTTTGGGCCTGTACCGTACGCTGGTCTGGCCGTTCCTGTACAAGGCATATGCCCTGGGCGACTTCGCGGAATACCTGGAGACCTACGGCCTGCCGATCATCATCGGCAAATATTTCTCCGGTGCGTCCGGCGCCGAAAAGGCCAGCCTGATGCGCGCCGTCACCGCACTGGGACATGACGCCCGCGCGATCATGCCTGCGGAGATGACCGTCGAGATCCAGGACGTCGCCGCGAAAGGCGGCAGCGAAGCCCACATGGCGATGATGAACTGGGCCGACAAGTCGGAGAGCAAGTCGATCCTGGGCCAGACGCTGTCCGCCGACACCGGCGCCAAGGGCGGCGGCAGCTTCGCCCTGGGCAAAGTCCACAACGAGGTTCGGCACGACATCTGCATCGCTGACGCACGTCAGATCGCATCGACGCTCACCCGCGACCTGATTTATCCGATCATCGCCGTTAATCTCCCTGGTATTGATGGCCTGGCACGCTGCCCGCGCTTCCACATTAACACCAGCACACCCGAAGACCTAGCCGCCTACGCCGACGCCTTGCCCAAGCTGATCGCCGTCGGGTTCAAAGTGCCGCGCGCCTGGGCGCAGGACAAGGTTCATATCCCGGAGCCGCAGGAAGGCGAAGACGTGCTGGCAGTGCAGCAGGCCGCCACAGTGCCAGCACCTGCCGCCAAGACCGACGATACGGCCGCGCTGAGCGCCGTGGTGCCGGCCCAGACATCGGCGCCGGCTGCCGCCAGCTTGGCCGTCACTGTGGACCAGCTGGGCCGCGCTACTGCCCCAGCTTGGGCCGATCAGGTCGCGCAGCTCTCCGCTCTGGTCGATGCCGCGCCTGACCTGGTCGCGCTGGAGGCGTCCCTGGTGGCGGCGTTCGGTGGCGCGCCCCAGGACGAGCTGGTCAGGTTGATGCAGGCCGGCTACGCGCTGGCCACCCTGTCCGGCATGGCCGACGTCGCCGGAGGCAACTGATGCCGCTTCAGGCGACTTTCGGCGGCCCATTCGCCAACCAGGTCGAGTTCTTCAGGGACAAGCTGAACCTGCCGACCAGCCGCTGGGACGACGTGCGCCAGGCGGCGCACGACCGGGCCTTCGTCGTCGCTGGCGCCGCAGCGGCCGACCTGGTGCAGGATCTGCGCACCGCCGTCGCCAGGGCCATTTCCGAGGGGACCGGCATCGAGGCGTTCCGCAAGGACTTCGACGCCCTGGTGAAGAAACATGGCTGGACCGGTTGGACCGGCGAAGGTTCGGCCGCCGGCCAGGCTTGGCGCACCAGGATCATCTACACCACCAACATGGCCACTAGCTACGCCGCCGGCCGCTGGGCGCAGTTGAAATCGCCCGAGATGCTGGCCACCCGGCCGTACTGGAAGTACGTCCACAACGACAGCGTGGAACATCCCCGACCTCTTCACAAGTCCTGGGACGGCTTGGTGCTCCCCCATGACCACCCATTCTGGGACACGCATTTCTGTCCTAACGGCTGGGGCTGTCAGTGCCGCATCGTCGCCGTCGACGCCAAGGAGTACGCCAAGGCCCAAGCGGAAGGCCGCGCGGAACCGCCTGTAGGCTGGGACACCATCGACCCAAAAACCGGCGCGCCGCCAGGCATCGATAAGGGCTGGGCCTACGCACCAGGTGCAAACACCAAGCGACCGTTAAAAGAGTTCGTCGACGAAAAGCTGATCAATCTGTCCTCTCCGGTCGGGGCCGAAATGTACAAGGCGATGGCGCCGGTCCTGCGGGAGGAGCGTCAGGTCGCCTTCAAATCGTTTGTCGACGAGGTCACGGCAGATCCGGTCAAGCGTGGCCGGATCGCGACGGTCGGCGCCATCGACCCGGCGACGCTGACCTGGCTCAGGACCACCCACGGCATCGAGCCGGCCGGCGCCGAGATCGCCGTCGAGGACGGCCTCCTGGTGGGCAAGAAGGCCGCGCGGCACCAGCTGGCCGGCGACGCCATGAGCGCGAACGAATGGGCCAGCCTGCCGGCGGCGCTCGAGCACCCGGAGCAAGTCCTGTACGACACCCGCACCGGCAAGCTGATTTACGTCTTGGGATCCGCTGACGGCCGTCTGGAGAAGCTGGCGGTGGAGTTTGACTATGTACTTAAGCGTGGCCAGGGAATGACAAACATGGTCGTCTCCGGCTTCAAGGTGCCGGCGGTGGCCATCGAGGCGGAAATCAAGGGGGGATTTTTTGTAGCAGTGAAGTGACCAGGTGGGAGGGCGGACTTCCTCCATCCACTTGGCGATTAACCCGTGCGCGTGGACTCCTTGCCACGCCTCACCTGATCACCTGGAAAGTATAGCTCAAAAATATGGCAACCACCGTTGAACTGACCGCCCCAGGTGAAGTGCTGGCCAGCCTGACCAGCAAACTCGGCAACCTGCAGCCGTTCCTGACCGGTTTTGGCGAAGACATGATGGAGCGTACAAAGCGCCGCTTCACGACCGCCACAGCGCCGGACGGCAGCCGTTGGGCTCCCAATACGCGGGTGACCATCATGCGTTACCTGAACAGCAGGGGCGCGTTTTCCGGTAAGACTGGGAAGATATCCGCCAAGGGCCAGTCGCTGGCCATCTCCAAGTTGCCCCTGCAGGGCGCGACCCGCGACCTGGCGCGCCAGTTCTTCTCCGAAGCCTCCGACGACACCCTAACCATGGGCAACAGCATGGTCTACGCCGCCATGCAGCACTACGGCGGCAAGCGGTCGACCTTTCCCTCCCTATGGGGCGACATCCCCGCTCGGCCGTATATGCCGCTCACTGCGGCTGGCGACCTGGCCCCGACCGAGGCGGATCTGCTGACCAGCCAGCTGAGTGACTACCTACTCGGCTGAGCCACGACCAATTCCTATCGAAAGGACTTATATGACCAACAAGACAGTAACCCTACCCAATAGACAGCAACTGCCCGGCATGGCGCTCCTGGATTCCCAGGGCTTTGTGCTGACACCAGGTTGCGTCACCGACTCCACCGGCAAGTACGCCTTCGATCTGGCGTCCCTGGCGCGGGCGTATACATATGACGGCGCCAGTAACGTGGCCACCGTCACCTACGGCCCGGACCGCAACGGCCGCAGTGTCCGTGTCACGAAGGTATGGGCCAATGGCTTACTGCAGACCGAATCCGCTCCCGTTCTGTTCGGTACGGCGGCGGCCGGTCTGGCGTTGTCCGGCGCCGCCGCCGCCGTCGTCGGCACGGCATCAGGCAACATCACGGTCAGTGTTACGCCCGCCGGCTCCTACTTCTCGCCATTTACCTTCACTCCAAGCGATAGCGGTGCCGGCGGCACATTCGTGCCTCCGAGCGTAGAGCTGTCGTTTGGATCAGAGACGGCCACCTTTAAGTACACCCCCGTCAGCGAAGGCGTCAAGCACCTGACTGGTACGGTGGACCAAGGCGGGTTGCCGGCGCCGGCAATATTTGACCTGACTGCCAGCGCCCAGGGCAAGGCCGCTGCCCCGGCCCAGGTCGTCGCGACCGCCAGCGGTACCAGCGTGACACTGACGTGGCCGCTTGTGCCGGCAGCGAACAACGGCGGCACCCCGGTGCGAAATTACCTGGTAAAGCTTTCGGATGGTTCAGCGCAGCTCGTCCCACCCAATGCCGTGAACTGGACGTTCAGGGATGTTAAAGCCGGCGTAGCGGTCACCGGCATCGTAGCAGCGGTAACGGATACCGGCGTCGGGACAGCCGCGAAATCGACGGCAGTTACGCCTGGGGACGGTCCTGTTGGGCCTATCGCTCCCCCGCGTGTACCGGTCTCAGTGCGGACCAGGTTGAATATGACCAGCGGCGCCCATGCAGTGAACCTGGAGCATGTATGCCACCGGGTTCGGCAGAAGTCCAACGCGGTCGGAACCAACGTCGTGGCTGAGTTTGTTAACGGATATGTGGTATCCACTGGCGCCAGCGGCTTGCCTGACCTGGAGCGCGGTGTCGGCAATGCAGTCCAGTATATGTGGTCGTTTGTTACGGGGTTTAACGGGGCAAATGCCTTGAACTTGGCGGCACTCGGCGGCATCGTCCGGCGGCTGAAGTTCCTCGGCATGCTCAATGATCCTGCCTTTGTCGCTGCCGGCGGCGCCGTCAGCGCCGATGGCTATACGATCACGGTTCCAGATGGTTTCAAGTACCGCAACGACCCGATTACGGACTGGAACATCGTTAAGGGCGAGGTGTATTACTCCCTGGGCGACTTGTACTGCGCTGCCGGCCTGCGCACGCCGCGCAATGTCACTTCGCATAGCGTGGCCGTCGGGGACGCATTCTGGAACAGTGCCACCGGCATCGTGTCGGGCCGCCAGTTGGTTGCATCGGCGGACTGGAGCGGAACCACCGCCGCGTCGATCAACCCTTACGGTGCGCTGGCCGGACCACTGTCGGTTTGGGCCGATGGTGTACCAGGTACGGTGGTCTTTGGCGTTGCCGGCGATTCGATCATCGCGGAAGTTACCGGATCGGCCGCTCTTGCCCTTACCCCGTACGACTTGGGCGACGACGACGGATGCCAGAACTTCGCCAAGCGCGCGCTCAACGCGCTGGGCTTGCCTTTCGTCTGCGTCGCGGTCTCGGGCTCCAACGTTCGCGACCTCCGGGACTTCCAACCAGGTGCGCTACGCGGCTACTACCTCCAGTGGTGCGATGTGATCATTACCAATGCGCTCAACAACGACCGGGCGACCGGCCGCGCGTATAACTCCGCTAGCGGTTTGGGTACGCTGTACGCCTTCGACAACGACTGGCTGCGCTCCAAGGGCAAGCCAGGTTGCAAGATCATCCGTGTGACCTCGCCACCGGCAACCTTCTCGACAGTGGTGATCACTTCGTTAACCTCCGTCGGCACGAAAGCGACGGCGATCAGCCCTACGGGAACCATGACCGAGGGGCAGATCGTCACCATTGCCGGCGCGGCGAACTTGGTCGGGTACAACGTGGTGAACGCTGCGGTGCATATCATCGATGGCAATAGTTTCAGCTTCGATATCCCTGACCTGGGCGGCGTCGCGGCGACGACGACCACGGCGCTCACCTGGTCGGATGGCTGGGCGACCCTGGCCAACCAAACGTTCAAGAACGGCGACGCGACATGGCCATCAGGCGGGCCGTCGAGCTTGGTGGGCGGCCAGTACGAGCTGCGCGACAAGATCATGCGCCAAGGCACCTATGTAAACCAGCCGTATGGCGGCCCAGGCGAGTGTGACGCCGGCTACGACTATTGCTCAGTGATATGGGATGGCGCGGGCCGCTACAAGGTCAATGGCACTCGCTACTATTTGAGCGATGATGGCACCCACCAGAAGATTGTCGGCGAGCTGGCGGCGGCGGTCGACTTCCAGCAGAAACTGTCGGCGATCCTGGAACAGTGGCATTAATTAGTTAGCCAGGTGAATACGCCGCCCGCCGGCGGCGTATTCACCCCCGACCGACAAAAAAAAGTGCCGTTCGGAACAAATGCGTAGAAGCCAGTTTTAGACATTAAAATCACCCCACCCGGCACATCGCCATACCCGAATCGCGAAAGCGGCTATTAACGGGGCTTTAACGGCCTTGTCGGGGATTCCAGTTAGAAAGATAGGCTGCACAATCCAGCCCAAGGCGGCAAATCACTGCTGACCTCTGCCAGTCTTACTTCCTCGCGCGCGCCTGACATCATGGCCGCATGTCAAAAGCCGCCCCACAAAACCAAACTCACGTCGCCGCCCTGGTGGGCATCGCTGCGTGCACCGCCATTGTGGTGGGCAGCACAAAGATCCAGCTCACACCGGCCGGCATTTTCCGTGGCATCGACGGCCGGCCAGCGAATGCGCCGTACTGGTATATCGACGGTGCGCTGGCTGAACCCTTGATTGCGGCCGCCAGCGCCCGCGCCAACGACTACGTCCTGGACTACGACCACCAGACCCTGCGCGCCGAGAAGAACGGTCAGCCGGCGCCGGCCGCTGGCTGGTTCAAAAAGCTGGAGTGGATCGAGGGCGAAGGTCTGTTTGGCGTCGACGTCGAGTGGACTGCAGCCGCCCAGGCGGCCATCGACGCCAAGGAGTACCGCTACATCTCCCCGGTCATCGCCTACGACAAGGCCGGCAACGTCACAGGCCTCTTGATGGCGGCCATCACCAACTACGCAGCGATTGACGGCATGGACGAGATCATGCTCGCCGCCGCCAGCGCCCAGTACAACCTTTCCCACACCGCTGCACTTTCCCAGGAGTTACCCAACATGGAAGCATTGCTCGAACAACTTCGCTGGATGCTGAATTTACCGGTGGCCAGCACCCCCGAAGACATCCTCACCAACCTGACCAAGCTGGCCGACATGATCAAGTCCGACCAGGGCGATGTCGCCGCTGCGAGCTGCGACCTGGTAGGCATGTTCACCGCCCAGCGCAGCATGATCGCCAGTCTGAGCGCCGCTCCAGCTACCCCGGACCCGGCCAAATTCATCGCCATCGGCACGCTCACCGAGCTGCAGACCAAGTACGCGGCGCTGTCTGCCGAGCTGAACACCACTCGCCTGGACGAGCTCATTACCGGTGCGCTGAAGGAGAACCGCCTGCTGCCATCGATGGAGTCCTGGGCGCGCGATTTCGGCACCAAGGATATCGCCGCGCTGTCGGGGTACCTGAAGAATGCACCGGTCATGCCGGCGCTGGCCGGCCTGCAGAGCAATACCGTGGATACGGGGGCCGGCGTGGCTGGTTTGACTGAAAGCCAGGCTGCGCTGTGCGCAGCCATGGGCGTCAGCACGGAGGACTTCCTGAAGACCCTGAAAGCCGAGACGCCGGCCTAACAGCCTGCGACTTCCCATCCCTCTATATAGAAGCGGAGAAATCCTATGTTGACTGCAGGACGTAATACCCAGTACCGGGGCCGTGACCTCATCGTCATTCCAGTTGCGGCCGCAACCAAGATCTACGGCGGCAGCATCGTGTGCATCAACGCCGCCGGCTTCGCGGTCGGCGGCGCCACCGCCACCACGCTGACCTATGTCGGCCGTGCGGAAGATCAGGCCGACAACACGGTCGGCGTGGACGGTGCCAAAACGGTGACGGTGCGCCGCCAGAAGGCGTTTAAGTGGGGCAACCTGGTCGCCGACCTGATTACCCAGGCAGACCTGTACAAGACCGCCTACGTCGTCGACGACGAGACAGTGGCCAAGACCAACGGCGGCAATACGCGCTCCGCCGCCAGCCGCATTGTGGGCATCGACTCGGACGGCGTCTGGATCGAATAAGCGCCGTAGATATTTCCATTACAACAACACAGGAACTTCATATGAAACGCATTCTTATTATTGGCAGTGCCGTGATCGCCGGCTTGGCAGCGGTGGCGGGGGCATGGGCAGCGCCCGTTCCCGAACTCCATGACGTCGCACCAGGTAGCTTCCTGGCCGCCGGCATGCTGGTGAACAAGGAAAACCTCTCCGCGCTGTTTATCAGCCTGAAGACGAGCTTCAACAATGCGTTCGCCGCCGCCCCTACCGTCTGGAAGCGGATCGCCATGCTGGTGCCATCGACCTCCGGCCAGAATGACTACGCCTGGCTGAGCAAGTTTCCTCGCATGCGCCGCTGGATCGGCGAGAAGAACATCAAGAACCTGGCGGGCGCCAAGTACACCATCGTCAACGACGACTGGGAAGCCACGGTCGCAGTGAATCGCAACGATATCGAAGACGACAACCTGGGTATCTATGGCCCGCAGGCGCAGATGGCCGGCGAGTCCGCCGCCCAGCTGCCCGACGAAATCGTCATCGAGCTGGCAAATGGCGCTTTCACAAACAAATGCTTTGATGGCAAGCCATTTTGCGCCTCCAACCATCCAAGCACGGACGCGGCCGGGAAGAAAATTGCGTCTTCCAACATGTTCGGTGTACCGCTGTCGGCGGCAAACGCGGTGGCGGCGGCGGCAAGCTACGGCGCAGCGCGTATCGCAATGCGCAAACAATTGGACGACGAAGGCCGTCCGTTGAACATCACACCGGACGTGCTGCTCGTTCCGGTTGCCCTGGGGGACATTGCCCGCGCGCTGATGAACAACGACCTGCTGGGCGACAAAGACCAAAACCCGTACAAAGGCACCGCCGAGGTGATCGAAGACGCACGCCTGACGTCCGACACTGCCTGGTTCCTGCTCGACACGACCAAACCGGTCAAGCCATTTATCTACCAGGAGCGTAAGAAACCTGGCCTGGTACAGCAAACCGATCCGCAAGCCGAAGGCGTGTTCAAGCTGAAGGAATTCCTGTTCGGTGCCGAAGCCCGCGCGGCCGGCGGCTATGGCTTCTGGCAACTGGCCTTCGGCTCGACCGGCGCAGGCGCCTGATCTTGACCCGCTAGCCGCCCCGCCTCACCAGAAGGGGTGGCTCACTGACTTCCAATCACCACAGAACCTGGAGCACATGCAATGACCTACGCGACTCGCGACGACCTGGAGCAGATCAACGGCCCCGAGGAAGTGGCGCAGCGGGAATCCATGCTGCCGGAGAACGCCGTCACCGGCATCCTGGAGAAGGCCGACGAGCTGATCGACGGCTACCTGGCTGCCCGTTACAGTCTGCCGCTGAGCGTTACGCCGGCCAACCTGCCGCAGATCGCGGCGCAGATCGCCCGTTACAACCTGCTGGGAGAGGCGGCGACGGAACGCGCGCGGGCCGACTTCAAGGACGCCATCGCCTGGTTGACAGCCGTCCAGGCCGGCCGTGTGGTGCTGCAGGCGGCCGTGCCTGCGCCTGGCACCGAACCGGCCCTGGCGGTGATGACCTGCTCCAGTCCGGCAGTGTTCAAGCGCGGCGGCCGACCATGATCCAGTCGATCATCGACCGCATCAAGGCAGGCGTGCCGGAATTGAAGCTGGTTGGCGGCTCAGTGCAATTCACGACCAACGCCGAAATGCGTCAACCAGCGGCTGTGCCGGCGTGCTTCGTCCTGACCAACGCCGAAACGCCAGGTGCGCCGGCAGCGGCTAACTTGCTGATCCAGCGGGTCCAACTGGAGGTCGGCATCGTCCTGGTGGTGCGCAACGTATCCGACGTGACCGGTCACGCCGCAGCAATGGACACCGAGCAGCTCCGCAAGAAGGTCAAGGATCTGCTCTATGGCTGGGTTCCCGAAGGCACCCAGGAACCGCTGTCGCGCGGCCCCGGCAACCTGCTTGCCTACCGCGAAGGACACGTCTGGTGGCAGGACATCTATTCAACCTCTTATATAGACAAGGCAAAACAATGACGACCAATTCCCAAGACAAGCCCGCCCGCGCCAAGAAGGCGCCGCCGACTGACTGCCCGCACTGGGGCAAGGGCGGCAGCTACCTGCGCGACCCTGCTACCGGCCTGCGCACGCCGGCAGGCCAGGACGGTCAGGCAGCCGAGAAGTCCGCGCCGGTGAAGTTGCCGGCATCCGCTTCCCAACCTGTGGCCGCCAAGTCCACGAACACCGATAAGGGTATCTAACATGCCTAGCAATAACCTCCTGCAGACACCTCGGCAATTTGCGACCAAGGCAATCTGCATCAAACTGGAATCGGCCGGCTACGGCGTTGACGCCAATCCATCCGGCCTGGTTGACTGGATCGAAGCGCGCAACGTCAGCCTGACGCCGATGGACGTCGACAAGGTCGACCGCAACATCGATCTGCCGTACCTGGGCAGCGCCGGCAGCGTGATCGTCGGCATGTGGGCGAAGCTGTCGTTCGATGTCGCCCTGGTCGGCTCCGGCACTGCCGGCGTTAAACCGAAGTGGTCGCCGCTGATGATGGGCGTCGGTTTTGCCGAAACCGTGACTGCGACCACCTCGGTCGAATACAGCCTGGTGAGCCGCAACTTCTCCAGCCTGACGGGTTACATCAACATCGACGGCACACTGCATAAGCTGCTGGGCATGCGCGGCGAGATGAAGGGCAAGATGGACGCCAAGGGAACGCCCATGCTGTCGTTCGCATTTGACTCGCTCTTCCTGGCGCCTGTTGTCGGCGCTATGCCAACAGTCAACCGCAGTGGATGGGAAATCGAAGAAGGCGTCAATGCCGCCAACACCGGCCCTGCCAGCATCAACGGCGTCGATCTGGCGTGGTCGAGCCTGGAATGGTCCCTGGGTAACAAGGTCGGCCGCATCAATCTTCCCGGCCCGCAGGTCGAAGTGAACATCGGCGGGCGCAGTGCGACAGGCAGCATCACTGTGCTGGCTCCTCCCTTGACTGAATTCGACCCATTCGCCATGGCTGCGTCGGGTGCGATGTACCCAGTGACCATTGAGCACGGCAAGACGGACGGCAAGATCGTTCAGGTCGACATGAACGTGAAGCTGGGCGCCCCCGAATACACCGAAGTCGAGGGCATCGTCGCCTACAAGCTCCCACTGGAGATCGTCCCGAACGTGGGCAACGACGACATCGCTTTCACCATGCTGTAAGAACCTGCAGTTCCCAACCACCAACAACAGAAAGAGAACATCAAATGATCATTGTGTCCGACACCGCTACCTTCGCCGCACCAGTCACCGTATTTATCCCTGGCGAAGATGGCCAACTGGCAGACCAAACCGCGACCTTCACCTTCAAGTACTACACCCGCGAGGAATTCGTGGAGTTGAACGCCAAGCTGCAGAGCGGCGAACTGAAGGACGATGCCTTCTTGCGTCAAATCACCACCGGCTGGGGCGCCGATATCGTCGACAAAAAACAAAAGTCGATTCCGTTCAATGATGCCAATTTCGCCAAAGTCCTGAGCGTGCACGGTCTGAGCAAAGCGATGATCGAATCCTACTTCAAGCACGTGAACGCGGCATCGGCAAAAAACTTGAAGGCGCTGCTGTCGCCTGCTCCGGCGGCCGAGTAAGTCAGGGCAAGGACGAGGTGGCCGACGACCTTGCGGTGTTCGGCCACCATGACGCAGCAGCGCGATACAAGAGTCGGCCGGTAGAAGTGTTTGAAATCTGGCCGCAACACGCAAGAACCGTTGACGTCTTCCTGGCCTGCAGGTGGAGCATCTTGACGGGAATGGCCGGGATTTACTACGAAAGCCTGGACCGCAGTTCAATCAAGGATTCCCTGGAACTGATGTGCGTCGACCGGACCTTATGGCCCGACATCTTCAGCGGCTTACGCATCATGGAACTTGCCGCGAAGCCGGTACTCAATAAAAGGAACTCGTAGTGTCTCAACCCATTCAGCTTGGCCTCAGGATCGTCGTGGACAGTGGCAGTTCCGTCGATAACGTCGGGGCCGTGACGACAGGCGTCGCTCAGTTAGGCGCCCAAGCTGAAGTAACCGGCCGTGCATTGGCGACGGCCATGACCTCGGTCACACCCGCAGTATCCAACGTCGCCCAGTCGATCTCCGCACTTGGCGAGACCGAGGCGCAGGCCTCCGAGCGGATCCGCGCCATGGTCGCCGAGTCGGCACGCCAGGCGAGCGCATTTGCCGAATCAACCAGGAGCGCCGACCAGGCGTCCACTGCCATCCGTCGCACCAGCGAAGAGGCAGGAAACTACGCCGCTATGATGGCGCGCGTCAACGCCTCGATGACCCACGTACCGACGCCGGCAGCGGCTGCGCCATCGTCCGACGAGGCACTGAAGTACGTCGCAAGCCTGCAGCGACAATTTGACCAGGTCGGAAAAAACGCCGCAGAGATCGCCCAGTATGAGTCCAAGATGCGCGGCGCCAATGCCGCGACCCAGGCGCATGCCTATGCGATTGTCTCGGACACTGAAGCGCTGCGCGAACAGGTAGCTGCAGAGCAGCGTGCCGGCCAGGCGGCTGACGCCTTCCTGGCGAAGCTGAAGGCGCAAACTGAAGCCCTCGGTCTGAACCGTACCCAGCTCCTCGAGCAGAAGGCGGCCCAGCTCGGTGTGTCCGACGCGGCGGCGCCGATGATCGCACGCCTGCAGCAGGCCGGCCAGGAGAGTCACACCGCTGGTGGCCACATGCAAGGCTTCAGCTTCCAGACGGCGGGCGCCAAGCGCGAACTGCTGGTGCTGGCGCATGAACTGAGCCAGGGCAATTTCAAGCAGTTTGGCGGCTCCATGATGGTGCTGGGCGAGCAGACCGGCGCGGCCGGACTGCTGTTCAGTGCTACCGGCCTTGCCATCGCGGGCGTGCTGGCCGGCGTCGGCCTGCTCAGCTATGCCGCGATCAAGGGCTCCCTCGACCAGAAGCACATGAATGACGCCCTGGTGATGACCGGCGACTATGCAGGCGTGACCAGCGACAAGCTCAATGACCTGGCGCACAACGCGGTCGCGGCCGGCGGCAGCATCGGTGAGGCCAAGAAGGTGGTCACCGAGCTGGCCGGCGCCGGCAAGTTCACCGGTGACCAGATCGGCTACATCACCCAGGCTACAGTCGCCTGGGAACATGCCACCGGGAAGTCCGTACAGTCCACCATCAAGGAATTTGAATCGTTGGCGGTGCAGACGAACGGCAGCAGCGCGCGCGCCACCGAAGCCATCTCCAGGGCGACGTTAAAGCTGGACGACACCTACCACTTCCTCTCCGAGTCGGTGTACGAGCAGATCCGCGCCCTGGAGAAGGAAGGCGACGCGAAGGCCGCTTCGGCGCTGGCGACCGAAACCTTCGCCAAGGTGACGCATGAGCGTGCCGAGGAGATCATCGCAAACGCCGGAGGCATTGCGCGGGCCTGGACCACGGTCAAGGAAGTGATCGGCGGCGTCGCCGATGCGATGGGCGACGTCGGCAAGCGCGAAACGCCGGCATTGAATGTCAAGAAGTACAGCCGACAGCTTGAAGTTTTTGACGAGGGTGTGGCTGGCAGCAACGAGCGCCTTGGACGGCCAGCCGACGAGCTGAGTACCGGCCTGGCTGCGGCACGTCTGAAGATCGTCATGAACCTGACCGGCGCCGTGGAAGCGCTGAACAAGGCCGACGCGGAAGCCGCCGCTCAAGGCGCACGCGATAAGGTCCAGTCCGAAGGCGCGCACGCCGCGTCGCGCGTGCTGATGGACGATCAGAAACTGGAGAAAAAAGGCTGGTCCGAACTTGACCTGGCGATCCGGGCCTATGGCGAGGATCTGGCCAAGATCCAGGCCGCCAACCCCGACAGCGCCATGTTGTCCCAGGAGGCCGTCGATGCCCACATGGCGGCCTTGCGCAAGGCACATACCAAACAGGAGAAGGCGACACCTGGCACGGATGACCGGAAGGCTGCGCTTGATGGCAAGCTGCGCGCGATTCAGGACGAGGTGAACGCGGATAAGTCAAAGTATCAGCAACTGGACAGCTTGGCGCAGCTCTACTACCGTGGCGCCGTATTCAGCGACGGCGAGTTCTACGCCGCGCGGCTGGCCAACCTGGGCCAGTCCGAGACCGCCGAGCTGGGCGGGTACGACAAACAGCTCGCCGCTCTGCGCGGTTTTAACGCCAAGACAGCAGTCGAGCGCCAGGACAACCTCAACAAGATCGCGCAGGCCGAGGCGGCACGCTCACGCGCCGAGCAGCAGTATTCTGACAAGCGTCAGCTATTGACGGTCGAGGAAGAGCTGCGGCAGAAGGCGGTCGTCACCGCCAGCGATGAAGCGATGAACAAGTCGATCTCCGATCTCGACTTGGAGACGAAGAAGCAGCAGGATGCCAATCTCGGTCGGGAGACTTCCCGAGCCAGCGTCGAGCGTGAAACGATTGCTCGCCTGGATTCCGCCATCTCCTACCAGAAGCTCTTCATGGCCGAGCAGCAGGCCAATGGTGTCAAGGACGACGAGATCGCCCAGGGGCAGCGCGTGCTCAAGTTTCTGGAGGATCAGCGTGGCGCTCACGAACGGCTGTCCCAGGAGCTGGCCAAGGGCGATGCGCTCAAGTTCGACAACAAGGCATGGAAGGACGCGGAAGACAGCACCAAATCGTTCGCGAAGTCCATGGCCGACTCGTTCGGCAGCGTTGGCGACTCGATTGGAAAGATGTCCACCGCGCTGTTCGACTTCCAAAAGGTGCAGCACGATATCGCCGCCGAGCTTGAGCGCAACAAGGGAACCGCGAACGGCGACAAGGACAAAGTCTACGCGGCGGAGACTGCGGCCAGCCGCAAGAACGCCCAGGCACAGATCAAGCAGTACGGCGATATGGCCGCCGCTGCCTCCGGATTCTTCAACAAGAACACCGCCGGCTACAAGGTTCTCCACGGCGTCGAGCAAGGCTTCCGCGCGTTCCAGCTCGCCATGAGCCTGCAAACGATGGTTCAACAGTTGACGGCGACCACCACGACTACCGCCGCCACCGTTACCGGCGAAGCGGCGAAAGCCGCCGCAGTCACGACGGGTGCGGCCGTCCAGGTGGCCGCGAACCAGACTGTCGGGATGTCCGCGGCCACCGCCGGTGTCGCAAATCAAGCTGCGGGTGATCCATATTCGGCATTCGTACGTATTGCCGCGATGGCGGCCCTCATGGCCGGCCTGGGGTTCGCTGTCGGCGGTGGTGGCGGTAGTGGCCCTGACGTTGCCAAGGCACGCCAGGAGGCCGCCGGCACCGGCTCCGTCCTTGGCGACAGCAAGGCCAAGTCCGACTCGATTGCGAAGTCGCTCGACCTGATCGCCCAGAACTCCGACCTGGAACTGAACCACACGGCCGGCATGCTGGTGGCACTACGCAATATCGAATCTTCAATATCGGGGCTCGGCAACCTGCTGGTGCGCGGTGGGAAACTCACGGGTGATGTGGCCGCCGACACGCTGGGCTCGGCGGAGACGACGTTCAACAACATCCTGGGCAATCAATCCTTGGGCGAGAAATTGTCGGGGGGATTGCTGGGGAAAGTTGTCAACGGCATCTTCGGTGGCCGAACAACGGTGACCGATACCGGTCTCACAATCGACGCAGCATCGCTCGGCAGCATTCTATCGAGTGGGGTCAAGTCCAGCCAATATACCGACACCCACACCGACGGCGGCATTTTTCACAGCGATAAGAACAGCACCGCATTAACCGCGCTCGGCGCGGAGGTTGACGCGCAGTTTGCAAAGGTGTTTGCGAACATGGGCGCGGGCGTCGGCGAAGCGGCAAAGATTCTATTGGTGGACGGCGTCGACTTCACGGACAAGTTGAACTCGTTCGTGATCGATATCGGCAAGGTTTCCTTCAAGGACTTGAGCGGCGATGAGATCCAGAAGGAGTTGGAGACTGTCTTTTCCAAGGTGGGCGATGACCTGGCCAAGCAGGCCATCCCCGGCCTGCTGGCGTTCCAGAACGTCGGAGAGGGGGCATTCGAGACGCTGACCCGACTAGCCAATGACTATGCCAGCGTGGACGCAATATTGTCCGGCATGGGCAAGACTTTCAGCGTAGTTGGTCTGGACAGCATCGCTGCACGGGAGCGCTTGATCGACATGGCCGGCGGGATCGACAAACTTGCGGACCAGGCCAATTCGTTCGGGGAGAACTTCCTGTCGGATGCCGAACGCCTGGCGCCGGTGGAGGCCTACGTCAAGGAGCAACTGGCCGCTCTCGGCCTGGCCGGCATCAACAGCCGCGAAGCGTTCAAGAACACGGTCATGGGGATTGATGAGGCCACCGAGGGCGGTGCCAAGCTGTTCACATCCCTGATGGCCCTGCAGGGCGCGTTCGCCCAGGTCTATCCAGAGGTGGAAAAGGTCGAGATGACCATCAAGGAGATTGCTGAAGCGCGCGCGGACCAGGACACCGCGATCTATGAGTTGACGCACACCGCAGTGGAAAACCTTGCTCGTGAGCGCATGAAGGAAATGGCGGCCATGGATGCGTCGCTGCTGCCCATGCAAAAGCTGCTGTATGCGCTGCAGGATCAACAGACGGCTGTCACCGATCTTGCCGACAAGGTTGACGATGCGCGCAGCGTGTTAAAAAAATCCTACGATGCCGAGGCGACGCAGCTCAAGTCCCTGATCAAACTGAAAGAGTCCGAGGCGGCGTCCACGCTCAAGCAGATGAATGCATTGAAGCTCGGCACGTTGTCGACGCTGTCGCCTGAACAAAAGCTCGCCGAGGCGCGCCAACAGTTCGACAAGGCATCGGGCGAAGACAAAGACAGCGCCGCCAGCGCCTACCTGGAAGCCCTCAAAAGCTACTACGGCAGCTCGGAGGGCTATGTCCAGGGCTATGCGCACGTGCAGGCCCAGTTGGCGATCCAGGCGGCATCCGCCAGCAGCGCCGCGAGCATGGCAAGCCGCCAGCTCGACGCCCTCAACGACCAGGTCGCCGGCCAGATCGAGATCAACGACAGCGTGTTGAGCGTCAAGGACGCCATCGACAAACTGAGCGAATTGCTGGCGAAAGAAGATCATGGTTCGCTCGCTGATGATGCGCCGAAGGCGGACATCATCGAGGGTTTGTACACGACCCTCCTGAACCGGCACTCGGACGCCGAAGGGTATGTCTTCTACCAGAAGCAGCTTGCTGCGGGGACGTCGCTGGCGGCCATCATCGATGGCTTCCTCAACTCGCCTGAATATGCCAAGGTCCATGGCTCGCATGCAAATGGGCTGAGCAACGTTCCGTTCAACGGCTACATCGCGGAGCTGCACCAGGACGAGGCTGTTCTGACGGCCGAAGAAAACGCCATCTGGAAGGCGCTCAATGCGTCGAGCGGCGGCAGAGCGCAATCTACGGGCAGCGACTCCGTCAAGGTCATGGCGGATGCATTGAAGGCGCAAGCGGCCGCAGTAGAGAACCAGAACGTGCTGCTCGACAAACTGCTGACCGCTGTCATTGACGGGAACGACGAGCTGCTCGAGGACAACAGCAAGAATAGCCGCGCCTTGACGCAATCGCTGTCTGTGCTGATCAGTAAGGCGCTGACACGATGAACGATCCTATCGTCCTCGTCGAGATTGGCTATTTCAACCCAGGCGTCGGCCCTGGCGTTCTTCGTTTTTGCGACGGCGTGGCGTACCGCACCCGCCCGACCGAGACACCCGCGAATGCGCTCTATCGCCCATTTCTGAGCGATCCAGGCTGGTACCGCTTCGACATCTTCAGCGCGCCTGGCCAGTACGGCCACGTCACCCCTGGGGAAGTAAAACTCAACGATCAGAGCGGCCAGTTGGCAAAACAACTGCTCGGCCTGGTGTTTGGCGGCTACTCCATCGTGATTCGCATTGGCGAGCGTGGCGCACCGTATCCAGGCGGCTACGTGACGGTTCTCAACGGCACCACCGCAACCGAGCCGGCGTTTGACAGCAACGAGATTACCTTTCGACCTGGCGATCTCTCGGCAGCCCAGGAGAAGCCGCTGCAGCAGGTCAAATACGCCGGCACCAATGTCCTCCCGAACGGTTTGGAGGGCGTCGACGATCTGACCGGCACGGTGAAGACCTTGGTTCTAGCGCTGGCATCGAATATGACACCTATCCTGGTCAATACCGCCAAGGTCATCTATCAGATATCGGCACCCATCGGAACCAAAGCGATCACCGTGACCCAGGGCCGAGATAAAGGCGTCGTAGTAACGGCCGCCGCCACCGCCTATGCGACCTTGGCCGACATGATCAGTACCGCGCCGGCCGCCGGCACCTACCGGGTGTATTCGTCGGTGACTGAGGGCTGTTTTGTGCGTCTGGGCATGCAGCCAACCGGGACGTTCACCGTCGACGCCGCATACGGGAACGCGGCTGATCGAACGCATGCGCAGGTTTGGCAGCGCCTACTGATGTTCGCAGGCGTGCCGGCGGTCGCCATTTCCGCAGACGATGTGAGCGCCCTCGATTTGGCGCTTCCGGCCGAAATTGAGTATGCAATCTTCGACGAGACGAATGCGAACAGCGCGTTGACCGAGGTGGCCAATAGTGCCGGCGCCGCCTGGTTCGGCGACCAGAACGGCGTATATCGGCTGCAGCAGTGGCAAGTACCTGCAGGTGTTCCCGTCGCCACGCTTACCGAACTGCGGACCGACACCATGGCCATCACCGATACCGTCGGTGGCGGCGCCGTGGCGCCTGCATACCGCATTACGCTGAGTTTCGGCAAGAACTGGACCACCATGTCGGACTCCAGCCTGGGCGGCGACAAGGCCAGTGCGACCGACCCTGTTCGCGCTCCTGCAGGCCGGACCGGACTCTCCGCGCGCGCCTGGCTTGCCAAAGAATATCGAACGGTTGAGAGCGTAGATAACACCGTCAAGGCGGTCTATCCGAACGCGGTGGATCTGAAGCTCACTTCGCTGATATCGAACCCGGCCGCAGCCCAGTCGTATTGCGACCAGCAGATGGCGCTCTACAAGGTCGCCCGGCATGTCGTATCGCTGTCGCAATGGCTCTCTCCCGCACAGATCGACGTTGTGCGTGCCGGCGCCGTGGTGCGCGTGTTCAATTCGGACTATGGCTACGAGACCGGCCGGCTGATGCGCATCGCCGGCGGCATGGTGGACCGCATGACCAAAAAAACTGATTTAACCTGCTGGGGCTGATATGGCAAACATCGCATTTTGCACACCGAACTGGACGCTGCCCACGAAGGTTTTTGTACCGGAGATCGTCGCACCTGGTTGGATCGATCTGGCCAATCTGCAGGGCGACGTCCTGTCCGAGATGGCGCGCTATCCAGGCATCGATCCGGCATCGACGGTGCTGCTGCTGGACCTCAAAACGGTGCGGGCCGCGCGCGTGTTCGCCATCCCGACCAGCAACGCCAAGCCAGGCGACACCGCGCGGATCCGCTTCTACACCGACGCCGCTCGCACCGATCTGGTGCTCGATACCGGGGATATCGAATTCTTCGGCGAGGTCTACCCCTGGGGTTCGCTCCAATGGGGTCGCCAGGAATGGCTGGACGGCCGCATGACCACCGAACAGGTGTCCAATGCGGTGGCTTCCTGGCGGTACTGGTCGAAGGAGGAAGTGCTCGGACGGTATATCGAGGTCAAGTTCAATTTTTCCGGCAACCAGGATGGTTATGTCGATGTCGGGCAGATCGTCGTCTCACCGGCGTTCTCGCCGGCTTACAACCTGTCGTTCGGCTGCACGCCGCCATTCTTCCGCGATCCGTCCACGAAGAAGCGCTCCAAGGGCGGCGTCCAGTTCGTCGACAAGGCGCGTCCGTATCTGTACACCAAGATGCAGCTGGACTGGCTCAGCGAGAACGAGGCCTACGGCAATTTTTTTGAAATGGTGCGCGAATACGGCGTCTCCAAACCGTTTTACTTTATCTACGACCCGGACGCTTCCGCAGCGCTGGTTGCAAAGCAGAGCTTCATGGCGGTGGCCGAAACGATCAGCGATCCGGTGCATCCAAGCTTCGGCGTCTTCTCCATTGCAATCGAACTATCGCAGACTTTTTAAGGACATTTCATGGCATTCACTTTTACCCTTAACGGCCACGAATACACCAGTGACCCGAACGTTGCCGTGGAAGATGGCTACCGCTTCGATGGCTACGGCTATATGAAGGCGCTCCCTAATCTTGTGGTCGACCTGGTTGCAGTCATGACCAACTATTTGACGCTCACCAATGCGGCCAAGGACGCGGCCCAGGCGTCTGCGCTGACGGCCGTCAATGCCCCCGGCACCGCCGCGACCTCGACGACGTCAATGATCGTTGGCTACGGCATGAAGGCGTTGGTCCTTCAGCCTGGAAAGCTCTTCAAGAACGGCATGAGCGTGGACATGGTCAGCCTGGGCGCGCCGACGGCCATCTGGATGCATGGCAAGCTCGACACCTATGACATCGCCACTGGCAATACGTCGGTCAAGGTGACAGCACTTTCCGGTCTCGCATCGACTGCGGCTGACTGGAGCGTGTTTAACTGCGCACCAGGAGGAGCGACACTCGACTACAACCGCTATACCGGAAGCCAGTTTTATGCCGCCGGCATCTTCGAAGGCTATGTGGATATGGGGGCGAGCAATACCGTCGATCTGTCAGTAGGCACGCTGTTCAAGAAGGTGGTCACAGCGCCCTGGACCCTCGTTATCATCGGCGTGCCTGATGGCGCGGCGGCCAGCTTTACGCTGAAGCTGATCAACGGTGGCCAATCGACAACCACGCTGCCTGCCGGCAGCCAGTTCTCCAACGGAGTGGCGCCGTTGCTCTCGTTTGTGGGTACAGACCGGCTGCACTTCGTTCGTGAACCTGGCGGTACCTGGGAGGTATATTTGGTCGGTTCCAACGTCAAGCTGGCAGGCACCTGATATGACGCACCGTACTCTTCTCGGCGCAGCGGCCACCGCTCTGCAATTCAGCATCCTCGATTACTCCGGCCCGCCTTGCGTTCCTCCTGCAAACTATGGTGCAGGCAGGTTTGTCTGGTACGCCGCAATCGCCGGTTTTGGCTACCGTGGAGCGAACAGCGGGGCTGACGCCTCGTACACCTTGTTCAACTTTAACGCTCAAAAAAATGAGTATGAGCCAGTCAGTGCGCTCCCGCGAAATGCACCAGATGGCTATGATTATGGCGCGATTGCGGGCGGTTGGATGGCAATGGTGGACGCTACAACCCTTGAGATTTTTGGTCGTAGCGTTACGGCTGGTGCATGTGATCGCGCGCAGATCACGATTGCGGCTGACCCGGGTATTTCAATGACCTATTCAGGCCATACACTTGCGGCCTATACGGAAGGGGCGGCAAACGTTACAAATGTGCGCAGCAAGCCATGCGGTTTCAATAGCGCCTCGATTTACGGGTTCTGGCTAGGGCCGGTCAGCGGAGTCTATTCGGCCACCAACGGATACATTCAAAAGGTGCCCTCAGTCGGGGCTGCTTTGAGAAACGCCACCGCGCTGCGTAGCTCGCTGCCGACGACGAATAGCCAAGGGCAGTTTGTGAAGTCTATCGCCTTGCTGGGTGGCGCCACGCCAAATGGCTATGTCGTCGCCGACGTTTCGGACAACGTCCAAAGCGCGGGCGTCGGCACTTCCCGGTACCAGCTGGTCAATTGCAACGCGACGCCGGTGGCCGTCGGCACAGCCGTGACGTTCGCTGGCGAGGTGGCGCTCGGGAACACGGACAGGATGCTTCCCCTCAGCGCCACGCAGGTCGTCGTCTTTGACCGTGAACTGTCGCCGGCTATGGCCATCGGCCCCCGCGCCTCGCTGCTCAACACCAATTCGGCCACAGTGCCTACCACGCTGACAAAAGGCGCCGAGTTGATCTTTCCACCGCCGTCGGGCTATACGCTGGCTCAAATCTCTTACGCGATAGTGCTCCCTGGGGAGAACGCGGCAAACAATTTTTTCGTCGCGGGGAAAACGATTGTGTGGGTGCGTTGGTATCTGGTCGCCGGTACTGTCGTGACACGTCCGATGCTGCTCACGTCAACCGGAGCGAGCAACCTGACCGTTAGTCAGCTCGGCGCTGATTTGCGCGGCAAGAATATCAACACGGTCGTTGGCGGCGTGACGGAAGGTCCGATTGTTTCCGCTCCGGGCGGCAAGGCGGTCGTGTTTGCACGACGCGGGCGCGACATGCAGTACGAACAATTCACCTATCAACTCTGAGGCCACTATGCCATACATCAATCTCTCCGCACCAACGGAGGTGCTCAGCCTGGCTGCCGTGATGGCACGCTTTCCATGCAATATGTTCCCTTCGGACTCCGCCTATATCGACTTTGCTTCGCTGGGCTTCGCGGCTGTGGTCGACGGCGTTCGACCTGAAATCGATGAGATGACGCAACAGCTCCAGCTCGGCCCTATCGAATGTCAGGATGGCGTATGGACTCAGACCTACGCAGTGCAAGCACTGCCACAGGAGCAGATCGACCTGGCGCGCCAACAGCAGCGGCTGCGCGAGTATCAGCAGGGCAAGGCGGTCGTCGAACTGCACCTCAACCAGGCGGCCCAGGAGCGCGACTACGACACCATCCATGCTGCTGTGATCCGCGCTGCCTATCCAGGACCATATCAGCAGGAAGGCATCGCTTACGGTGTCTGGATGGACGCATGCTGGCAAAACTTCTTTGCGCTGACGGCCGCTGCCGAGGCGGCTGGCCAGGTATTCCCAAGCGATGATGAGATTCTGGCGGCGATGGATGAATTGAATTTGCCGTCGTCAGGCGAATAAAACAGGGCGCCTGCCGGCACCGCGCTAACGGCGCCGGCAGGCCTCAATCCACTGGGTAAGGCAGTGAACCAAGCCAGGGCTCTGTACCTTCCGGAAGGCGGCAGAAGTCTAGCACAATAGATAATAAAAAGGTTTACTAATGGCAACACCAATAATTCCCTGGATCGGCGGCAAGCGACGCCTGGCTGATCGCCTAATCCCGCAGTTCCCGCCTCATACCTGCTACGTCGAGGTGTTTGCCGGTGGCGCCGCGTTGTTCTTTATGCGGCCGCCGGCAAAGGTCGAGGTGCTCAATGACATCAACGGCGACCTGGTGTGTTTGTACCGCGTTGTTCAGCACCATCTGGAGGAATTCGTCCGCCAGTTCAAGTGGGCACTGTCCAGCCGCCAAGTCTTCAAATGGATGCAGGAGACGCGGCCGGAAACGCTCACCGATATCCAGCGCGCCGCGCGCTTCTTTTACCTGCAGCAGCAAGCGTATGGCGCCAAGGTGGAAGGCCAAACGTGGGGAACTGCGACCACGGCGCCACCAATCAACCTGCTGCGCATCGAGGAGAATTTATCAGCAGCGCACCTGCGGTTGGCCAACGCTTTTGTGGAGAAGCTGGAATGGTTCGATTGCATCCAGCGCTATGACCGCGAGCACACATTGTTCTACTTGGACCCGCCATACTGGGAGACGGAGGGCTACGGTGTTGACTTTGAGTTTGCCCAGTACGAGCGGATGGCTGACATGATGTCCACGATGAAGGGAAAGGCCATTCTCAGCCTGAACGACCATCCTGATATCCGTCGGGTGTTCGCCCGCTTCCAGATGGACTCTACCGACATCCAGTATACCGTTGGCGGTGGTGGTAAGGGCGTCGATAGGAAGGAGTTAATCATCTACAGTTGGGACAGGGCGGCCGATCCGGTAGGACTATTCTGACGATCTGAAGCATTCAGCGGCGTGGCGCCGACAGTGAGAAAACGAAGCGTCCGGCCGCTGTTGAACTGTACTAGCTCAGACTTGATCTGACACAAACTGTCAGATGAGTTAAAGTTCTGAGGGCCGCTACCGGCCAAAAACGGTCAGTCGAAAAATTTCATTACATGGCAAATGCTGCGATATCTATTTAGACGATTTTCTTCGAAGCCGGTCACTCCAGAATCTGCGAGCCATCGGACCTCTGACTTTCTTGTTCGCCTGTTCGAGGAGCACGGTATCGCGTGTACGACTCAAAACGATTGGGTCGTTCCAAATTCTAAACTTCCGGCCTTAAGAGCGACGTGGTTTCCAGGTTCATCAAGCGGGCGTTTAGATGTACAAGCGTTTATCAGAGAGGGCGTGACGATTGAGGAGTGCTTTGCAGGCATCGGCGAAGGTGAAGTTGGTCTGAACGATGCCCTGACGAACTTCACAGTTAACTCCTTCCATGTCCTACTTGCTGCACTTTGGAATCAGAACGATGAAACCCAAGTAACCATGGAAGATTGGAGCATTGGCGGGAGGCGATATACCGCATTTATTGGAAACTTCGGGACTCGTGGCTCAGAAGGGGTTACAGCGGAAATACCGACTGACTTATTTGCTCAACTAGAGAAAGTCATTAAACTTGACTCTCTAATGGGCGACCTGCATTGGTTTCGATTCTTCTTCTGCAACGTCGCTGGACAACGTACATTTGAATCATTAAAGGACAATGAGACTTGGGAGGCAGGAACCCGCTGTCTTGAAAGCGTTCAATGGGTGGACAGTATTGGCTACTACAGCGTCCGATTGTTTGTGGTTCTCCGCGCAGTTAGCTGAATTGTCGTGATTCGGCCAACAGCGGACGGCCCTGAAAGGCTATTTCTCTCTAAGGAATCTTGTTAATTGAACGCGCATAGGTATTTTGCTCTAATGATCCTTGTCGCTTTGCCCGTATTGGCAGAGGAGCCATTGTGTTCGGCGGAGTACCAACGAGGTCAACGAGAAATGGGAGCATGGGCTGAAATGGCAGGAGTAGTGGAGGGCGTTATTTACGCCCACTCGTTGACTCTGTCTTATCCCCAATTTTGTTTCACAGGAACGCCTAAAGAACGAGTGCGGGCTATCGCGACTGCTTTCAGTAGTGAGGCTTATAAGCAGAATCCTGTTCTCTTGGACGACGTGCCGACCAAGGAGCAGGCTCAAGAGTTCTTGGTTCGTTTTTTTCCGTGCAAGCGATAATTGCCAAGCCTGCATGCGGCTAGCAGCAGCCGGTGAACAGTAACGCCCCTTTCTTTGGAAAACAGATATGCAAACTTGGCAAACTCTACTTCTGGCATTTGGCGGTAATGCGGCGCTGCTTGCTGTTCTTGGTTTTCTTGCAAAATCAATTCTTGAGAAGATAATCGCTAGGGATATCAAACGATTTGAATCAGATCTCAAAGCCAAATCCGACGCCGCAATTGAGCAGTTGAAGAACGAGCTGCAACTCAAGACTATCGAACACCAAGTTCGTTTCTCTCGTCTCCATGAAAAACGCGCAGAAGTTATTGCTGAACTGAATGGGCACCTTGCCGAGGTACTTTGGGAGGCGGAGAGCTTCCTTTCACCAATGCAGTGGGCTGGTGAGCCACCGCAAGACGAAAAACATAGAACTGCAATGAATAAACTTGCAGAATTCTTTCGATATTTCGACAAGCATCGAATCTATCTGCCCGACGATACTTGCGCCTCGCTTGAGGGGCTTGTACTTATGGTTCGATCCCACGTATTAAAATTTGGGAGTTATTTGAGATTTCATGACTCTAGCCTCAATGAAAGCACTCGTGAGCAAAAGGATAATGCATGGGGCGAAGGTTGGGATGCGATTAAGACCCAGGTCCCCTTGGCGCGCAAGGCTTTAGAAGGTGAGTTTCGGCTTCTATTAGGCGCCTGAGTAATCCTTATGAAACGAGAACTTTACAAGAATACATATTTCAATGAGGGGCAAATCCCAAGATGGAACTGCCCAACATGCTCGACAGGATTGCTGCATCTACAAGAAAAACTGTTTGTGAGGGACGACGCTGCCACACGCAGGGAGATTAACGAAGACCATTTCGACCGTGAATCGATCAGCAGAGTTTTTACGGGTGCATTGTCCTGCGCGAACTGCGGGGAGACAGTCGTATTCTCTGGATCCGGTGGAATGGATCGCGAACCGAATAATGATTGGGACTTCGAGTGGGTCAATTATTATGTTCCGCACTTTTTCTATCCTGCTCTCAAAATCATAGACATCCCCTGCAGTAATTCGGTATCAGACGATATGGCGCAAGCAGTCGCAGCTTCGTTCTTAGTGTTTTGGGGCAATCTTGACGCCTGCGCTAATCGACTGAGAACCGCGATAGAACTGCTCCTCGACGGAATGGGCGTCGACAGGAAAGTCAAGCAAACCGCTGCGAAGGAACTAACCCTTCATCAGCGCCTCGAGCGGATCGATAGCGCCAAATATCCCAATGTGCAGCGAATGATGCAGGCAATAAAGCTGGTCGGTAATGATGGTTCACACGAACTTGGCAAAGTTTCACGCAAGGATGTGCTTGATTGCTATGAAATTTTGGAGCACGTCCTTGAACTGGTGTACCCGCCGCCAAGTAAGACTGAATACATTTCTCAGTTAGCGCAAAAACTGATAGAAAAAAACCTCTCTGTTGGAAAGATGAAAGATAGGGGTTAAGCGCTCTGCAGCACTTAAATCGTATTTATGGTGTGAGAAAAAACTTTCGAGCAATCGACGCGACAAATTCGAATGTCTGCAACGGGGCGGATGCTGCCGGCCTTCAGTGGGACGTCGTATGCCAGGTCAAGTATGAGCTAGTACAGTTAAGGTTTGTGCCAAAAGTCGCGTAAATCAGTGCCAAACCGCGCGGCGCGCTACAGTTATTCATCCTGGTGCTCGGGGATGATCAGCGTTGCGGGACAACGATCACGGTGTCGCCGGTTTTGCCTTTGGCGCCGGTGTCGCCTTTGGCGCCGTCATAGCCGGCGGCGCCAGTCTCGCCCTTGGCGCCTTCGCTACCTGCGGTACCCTGGGCGCCGTCATATCCCGGGGCGCCGGTCTGGCCGGTAGCGCCGGTGGCACCGGGAGCGGCTTCGGCTCCCTTGGCGCCCGTGGCGCCGGTAGCGCCAGGCGCACCGGCAGGGCCGGCGACGACTTGCACCACTGGCGGCGGCGTTTCGCGTTGGCAGGCAGTCAAGGCGAAGGTGGAGGTGAGGGCGAGCAAAATCAGTGCGTGTTTCAT